TGTCAAGTTCTTTTGATATTTCTGATTCATTAAACCCTTTAATGTATTCTGAAGCAACACGGTTTACTTCTTCCATGTGTTCAATAAGTTCGCTCATAGTGTCCCCTATTATAGCAGTGGTAGGGCAGGATTGTTGCCACCTTTTAATAGGTTGCCTGCCCCACCACAAAACTACATGCACTTAGAATTAAATTGATACCAATGTTTCTTTCCAGCACCATGTCTCCATGCTGTAAAGAAAGACCTATCTTGGTAATATCTATTCCATTCGTGAATTGGCTTATCTCTTAACTTTTTAATTTCCTTGGATAAACCATCATTGATTTTCTTTGATTCTTCTAACATCATATACGTTAAGGACACTCTCCAGGAATTATCCAAAAATTGGTATGCCCCTCTCGCTGATGATGTTTTATTTGCTGATTTGTAACTGAAACGTGATTCTCTGTGCATAATACATTTTCTTGTATTTTCCCATTTTGAATCATACCATTCCCCCCTGTAAAGAGAGGGTTCATATCCCATCATGTCTCTAGCATCTACTGATCTTGCAATTTGATACTCACGACTGGATACTACGACTTGTTTTGTCGCAGTCGGTGCAGATTTAGCATACACCTGATTGGGGATAGGTTCAGCAATTGCTGGCAGTGTTGTACTCATAGCAATCACCATTCCTAAAATTCCTCCTAGCAGTTTCGTTTTCATCTGTTTCCTCCTTGCGGCAGCAACATCATAATAGACTAACATAATTTGAAGAAAAAATAAAGGTGTTTTTCAAGTTTATGGCTACTGAGTGATAATGGTCACATGGTTTTAACCGATATTAGGACGCTCTAGCCTATCTATTTCACGATTAATGTACCAAATCGCTTTCTTTAAATCCTCTACCTGCTTGCCCTTTAACTCTGATCTCATGATGTACTTGATGGCATTTCCTAAACAAAAGTTCATGTGCTCTGTTATTTGAATAGTTTCTACACCACTTGGATGAGAGATATAATGCGTTGGGTGATTAACCATGTCTGTCATTTTAATCCAAACTTTTTCATTTGACGGTAAATAATCTGTAGGCTTACTCCACACTCAGAAGCAATTTGTTCTGGTGTTCTTTTATCTAAATATAACCTTTTCCTTAAATACGCCTCATTGTGGTGAAGCCCTGCATTCTTAGCCATATTTTAGAACACCTTTCCCCAATTGTCAATAGCCCAAGCGCCAATAGCAATTGCATCTGCTACGTCATCATCACTGACATTGATCGAAAACTTATCATTAACAAACTTAATAGTTCTTTGCTTTCTAAACAACCTTTCTTGTGATTTATACCAAGATTCAGATTTTCCTGAAGATAGGTTACGAATAGAAGCCTTTTCTTCATTAGTAAGTCTTTTATTGCCTGCCCAGTTTTGCCATGCCATAGGGCTTACGCTGGCAAAATTACTGATGCCAGTAAGAGAAGCCGCTGCTACTAAAGCACCGTGGCTCATAGACAAGTTTGATGCTGTTTTTGGGGAGTTTAAATAAATTGGTTGCTCAATTACCACATGACTAATATTTTCAAATTGCTGGAAAAATACTCGTGTTTTGTGAGCGGTATCTGAAATCTTTTCGTAAATGTCAGAGCCGAAATATTTTACCTTTCCAAACTTTTTCAACTCTTCATTTTTATAATACGCAAATGCAAGACTGTTGGTGCTTGCATCTATTGCACAAAATGATTCTGGTCTATTCATATTTTTCATAATCTATAAAACCTTTCAACTCTTTAAGCGCTTTGTCTACTTGCCTTGAATCTATATTGCAGAATGAGCATCGACCAGTGTCATTATATACAGACAGGGTTGTTCCACAGCCATTTAAACACTTTCTTTTTTTTTGCGATAACTTTGCCCTACGTTTTTGTTGATATCTCTCATTAACCTTTTGCTTAGTTGAAAGTTCTCTGCACTCAGAAGAGCAGTAAATCTGATAACTAACATTAGGTACAAAATCTTTTGAGCACCAATCGCAATTTTTCATTCAAGGTACTCCAAGGGGCTGATCTTAATATCTCCCTTTTCTGCTGAGGCACAGGCCTTTTGAATTGGGCAAGTCTTGCACACCTTTGAGTTTGCTCTATAGGTCTTCTTTGGGATTGTCTTATCTTCCCACGCCTTACGAACAGTCCTCATCCAATCAAATGCATAGTCTGCCCAAGCAATGTACTCTGGCTCTGGCTCTACCGTAATGGCATGTAGTTCATGAGAGTTTTTGTTTTCATAAAGAAGTACCCCCAACTTTCTACCAAGAACCTTCATGTAGATAATCAACTGCATCAGGTGATAGTTTGGTGGCTTGGCGTGCTTACGATATGCAAACGACTCTTACGCATAGTCTTAATTTCAAACTACGGGCTGCTCCTCACCCCATTGGATTACAGCATCTGCAAACCCAAAGATCGGTGGATCTGAAGCAATGACCCTCTTCTCCTCTTCAACCATGATTCCAGCCGCTGTGATGGCCTTCTGAATGCGAGCATGACCATCTACACCGCTGCCCATATTTGCGGCGGCATAGGCGTCTACATTGTCTTCAAAGTCTGCTCCTGAGAATGCTAGGAACCAATATCTAGGACAAGCGCCATTGCCATACACAAGCGTGGATGGACTGAAAGACTTCTTGGTTTTAAAGTCTGTTGTTCTATCTATGGTATAGCCTTCTTCAATCTTAGCGATTAAAGCCTTTGTGTCTATTGGTCCTTCTGGTTGCTTATCTAAAACCTGCTTTAAAAAATTCTTTGCCATTTTCATCCCTTTGTTAGATACTTAAGTGTAGCGCATACTTTATCAATCTCTGATGCGGCTGTGTAATATATATTTTTCTTTTCTCTGCTGCTTTTATCAACATTGGTAAGCCAAGTCGCCTTGAATGCCATCTTTGCTGCAATTGCCTGCATCCTTACTAACTCCGTTGTAACAACGTGGAGTGGGATGTCTGGCTTCATAATTATTTTAGCAATAAACTCAAGGGCGGTTGTGAGTTCTTCATCATTCATATATTCAGCAATGTCGTATAGACCACTGACCTGTTCTAGAGTTGACTTAGATGCCTCATTCATTGTTGTCACCTTCTACTAACCTTTCAAACTCTGACCACTCAATTATAGCAAGTCTAGTTTTACCATCAAGAACTAAGCATATCGCAGGAGACTTCTTTCTGTCAACCTTTAAGCAATCTGTAACTACTTTTGACCATACCTTTTGAGTGATGCTAAAAGACTTTGAAAACTCTTTAAAGTCAAGAACATAGTCGTACCAACTAGCATCCCCCTTAGTGTAATTCCTGCCAGAGTTTTTATGTAGTCTTGCTCCAATTCTTTTTGCTTCTCCGCTTTCACTCACTAGTACCCCTTTGAATATAGATTTATCTTTGATACATACCTGCACTCACACATCCATGTAAAATCATAGGTGTCTTTCCAGAATCTAGCCTTAGAAACATCTGATTTACATTTTTGACAAATAAACTTACCTTCATAGACTGAAAATTTAGGCATTAGCAACCTTTTCTATAAGCGTCTCTTGAATGTCAAGATTTTCCTTGACTCCCATAACTAACCTATCTCTTCCCTGATATCGTTCTCCTTCAACTGTATACCATGCACCAGCCCTTTCAACAAACCCAAGCATTTCTGCTGTATCAACTAGATCTGCGACTGTATCTATGCCAACATCTTGACCTCTAAAGTAAAAATCATATTCGCCATTTTGGAATGCTGGACTTGTCTTAGAAAACTGAACATCCCATCTAACCTTGCGACCAATCTTTTCCTCAATAATCTTATCACCAACATAAATCTTTCCCTTAATGGCTTGGTTATCTGACTCTGATGAGAATAGTTTAATAATGGTGGATGAATAGAACTTGGTTGCCATGCCTCCTGTAGGCTGCTGCGATACATACATTGCCCCAATGTTATTGCGAGCCTGAGAGATTAAAACTAGCAGCGTAGGCTTTACTTGATTATTGGCATAGTTAAGCATCTTTACTGCATTGGTCATATCTCGTGCCTCTGCACCAATCTGCTTAGTATTCTCCAACTGCTTTAGATCAGTTGAGTCCTTTTCAAAATATATTGCAGGGAGTAGTGCAGAAATGCTATCCACAACAATAATGTCTACGCCAGCCTTCATTAGGTCTGTACCAACATCTACCATGTCGTTCATAGTTCGTGCTGTGGAGTGAATTAACTTGGTACTGTCTACGCCTAATTCTGTAGCCCATTCTGGGGAGTAAGTCATTTCTGCATCTATCCATGCACACACCTTGCCTTCCTGTTGTGCCTGAGCAATAAGTTGTAGGCAGAATGATGATTTACCAG